CTTCTGAAAGCACGTACGCATTCAGAGCAAATTGCTCAGAAAGCGGTAAAGCATAAGAAGTTGCAAGTCGTTACGAAGGAAGCTGGCCCTGTTGTTGCTGACATGCCTATCCCCTTGCCTCCTGACATGAAGAAAAAAGTGCAGGAAGCGGTCGCAAAGTTCGATGCGCAAATGGCGAAAGGGGAGGTTGATAAGACTACGCAAGACTGGGCAAATACCCATACGGCACAATCAATGTACCTGAAAGGTATAGCTGAGGTCGAAGCGTTGAAGAAGCAATACGAGGCTAAGATTGCTGGGAAAGAATCGTGGGATGATAAGGGGAAAGGTAAAGACCCTGGAAACCCTGCGAAAATGACCGGAAAGAAGAAAGGGAAGGGTGCGAAGACCAAACATGGTAAAAACACCCTTGTTGATAAAGGTGATGGGTCATTTCTAGTGAAGGAAAGCAAAGCTTTGTCCGACGATGACGCAGGTTCTTCTGTGTCTGCGCCGGCTGCTTCGCCCACAAAACTGGATAATGTGCCAGTCGACCATTGTGGCTTGAAGCAACACCAATATCGACCAGCGACGCATGATACGTATGCTGATTGTCATAAGGCGTTTCAAAAGACTCAGTCTTTTCAAGCACACAAAAAGTGCAAATTTGGACCATATAAAAAACCACATGTGTGGCACTTTATGAGTCCTAAAATGTTCGAAGCTCATAAGGCGCATAAGGGTGACCAGGTTGATTGCGACGCTTGTTGCAACACCGACACCTTTTTTGTCGCCAAAAAAGAGTCTGTGAACTTGTTTTCTCCAACCCTAAATGTTGGGTTTGGTAATGGAAATAAGGCTGGGAACGTAACAGCTCCCCCTCCTCCTACCAATTTGGACTTAACGAAGTCGCAGAAAGAAGCCGTGCAGAGTTTGGACGAGGAGAAATACCCCGATCCGCTCCCAAACGGCCAGAGTGTGTCGTCCCAGTAGGTTTTCAAAAACCTACTGTCGACGTGTGTGAGCAGATGCTTCGTGATAAATTAAGTTTTTGTGAACGACAGCTTGGCATAAATTTGCCTTTGAACTCAGCACTTCCGCATCAAATGCGGTTTGTGTCTGATGTTCATGCTCCGTTCTTTCATTTACCTAAGTTTACGCGTCTGTTTCCGCACGTCGTCTCCGATCCGGAGGTGGCGGCACTTTTTCGTGAAGAACATATTGTTTGTGATGATTGGGCAATGGCTCTGCCTAATCTCGCCGCAATTTTGCAGGACTTTTCGAAGTACTCCCATGATGAACCAGATATAGTCGGCGTAGCGGCCGAAGATATCTCATGGGTGGTTGAAGCTGTAGTGGATTACCTTTCCCCGGCGTGTGTCGGGAAGGACTTGACTCCGGAGCCCCTAGCTCGAGCTATGTTGCGAATGCACATGGCTACGTCGCCTGGTTGGCCCTGGAATATCAAGTATCGTACTAAGCGGGCGTGGGTTGACGCAAAAATCGACCACGCCGCCATATGTAAGCACTATCTGGAGACTAAATGTTGTTTCTGGAATGTGTCGCACAAAGAAGAGATTCGTTCTCTTGAGAAGTTGCTTGACAACAAGAGTCGCTCTTTTATGAGTGGCCCTGCCGAGGAGAATTCCTCGTGCCTGTCCTATTTTGGACCTTTGTTGCGTGCCGTTGTTGATGGTTGGCGTCTTACGCCAATTATATATGGCATGAATCCGAGAAAACGAGGCTGGCAGTTGTTACTGGAGCAATTCGGTGACTTTCTGGCCTATGGAATCGACTTTTCGAAGTTTGATGGTTCCTTACCGCGATGGATGTTTTGGATTGTATATCGAATTTGCTGTGCTCTCGTGCCTGATGTGGCGCCTGAGCCAGGGTGGCCTACCGCACACGTTGCGATGGCCGCTATTTTGATATCTCAACTTTGTTCTCCTTGTGTGTTCCCAACGGGCTTAGTGGGCTTTAAATATGTTGGGAATCCTTCGGGCAGCGGTTTAACCATTTTTGTTAACAGCGTGATTCACCTCGTGCTGCTTTTACTCTACCTTCGGGTGGTGTACAAATTGGATTTGGATGAGATTCGTGAATCCTTCCATTTTAACTGTCTGGGTGACGATGGACGCCATGGTGCGGACGACAGTCACATTGGTCAACTGAACTTTACGGATATGCAAGCATTTTTTCGTGGGTTAGGTTGCACCTTGGAGATTAAGCCGGAGAATGAAAGACCTCTTCCTCCCGAAGAATTGGTTTTTTGTTCCCAAATTACTGTGGAGTATCATGAGACTTGGGTGCCAACACCTGAGGATCCTGAGAAATTATTGGCGTCGGCCGAATTACGCAATGATGTACAGCCCCCTGAGGGTTGGCATGTCAAGGCTTACCATCTTGCTCGCTTGATTCAAATTACCAATCAGTTGGTATTCAGCGAGTATTGGGAACCGATGAATCGGGTTATTGACAAATACATTCTCCTGCAATTGGAGAGGTTACCCGAGTTGGCTAGTGATGTGTCCTGGGCTCACGCCCTGCGGCATCGTAAGCCAAAGGATCTGATTGTTCGGTCGTATGTGTGGTCAGTCTAGAAACGGTGCTTAATTGCCTAGCGCAGCCGTTTTAAAAACTGAATGAAAGAATGTCGAATGTACGTTCCTTCCCACGCTATAGCCGAGCGTCCCAGATTTTTGCCTTGTTCATGTTGTTTTTGGCTCGCCTCTCCCAAGCGAGCCAGTCTGATTTCGATTGGTTTCACTGCTTGCTGCATGATGATACTTGCTGTGATGAGAATGTTTCACTCTCTCCCGGCTGTGCTACATGCGGCACTGCTACTCCTCCCATTGTCTATGTGTCTAGCCCAGGTGGTTGGATGCATGACGTTGGGGCACTTGGTAGCGGTAACTCCGAAGGTGATGGCCCAAAGGGTGCAAAGCCTAAGAAAGCAGGAGCTGTTAAAAAGAAAAAAGTGGCTAAGGCGATTGTACAAGTTGCCAAAGCCGCTAAGAAGATGACGAAGTCTTCCCAAGTGAAGGGAAAAGGTGGCTTCTTCAGTGATGTGTGGAACCAGGGAAAAACCCTTCTCGGTCAAGGTCTCCACAAAGGGATTGACTTTTTGAGTGGCCGCGCCAAAGACGCGGTTCGGAGTCTTGTTGGACATGGTGATTACCAGCTGAGTGGCCACCCAGTGGCTTATAACTCTCTTTATGCCGGTGCCGCTACCACGCCGAAATTCGGTAATGGTGGTGAATCTGGCAACATTATCCAACATAGAGAAAGTCTTGGTGTGATTCAGAGCTCGGTTGGTTTTGCTCGCACATCTATGACACTCAATCCCGGTTTACCTCCTTTGTCTTGGTTACCTCGTATTGCACCAGCGTGGCAACGCTGGAAGTTGCATGGAGCCATTGTTGAATGGATTCCGCGAGTGCCTGACATTAACGTTAATTCGGGAGGGACTGTTGTTATGTCGTCTCGTTATGATTTAACTACCTCAGCGCCGCAAAGCGTTCAGGAAGCAGAGATCACATGGGGTGCCATTACTGGTCGCCCCATGGACAAGATGGCAATGCCTATTGAGTGCAAAAACTCATTAAATCCTACGAACGTTCTTAACGTTCGTTTTGGTGCTCTGCCTGCTGGAGCGAATGCTCAGTTTTTTGATCATTGTATCATCGACATCTGTACTTTTGGTCAGACAGGTGTTGTGAACATTGGTGAAGTGTTCATCACGTTCGAAATTGAGTTTTTGTTTCCAACAGCCGAGACGATCACAAATTCAACGATTTCATCGTATGTTGGTTACGCGGCAAATACGTCTGCGAACCCGTATGGTACGGCCTGGACGGTTCGTGGTAGTTCAGCGTTTACGCCAACTATCACGCAAGCTGCCGGTGCTCTTACTATTGATTTTGTTGGGAATCCTCTTCCCCTTGGATCAACTTGGATGGCAGTGTTGACATTCTTTGAGAGTGCCAACGTCACGACCAATTCGTCATTGGCCTATGCGGCCGACCTTGCAGTGTACTCCCCTGTGTTCAAGACCAACCTTGGTGTTGATTCGGGTGCGATTGTCACTTCGGTCGCCGGTGGCACGGAAATCCGCGTGGATACTTTCCGCGTGGGTGGTGCCACCGGCAATCAGACGTTGTTGTATACGGCGGCGGTGCTGACTGGTGGAGCTACGGGCTACATCTGTTTTGCGCTTGTTCCTATCGTGTCGACTTTGACGTTGGCTGACCAACATATGCGCCATCGTTTCCCAAAGCTGTTCGAGATGTCGGACTTGCTAGAGGATCTGAAGGCAACTCAGTTGTCTCTCGCAACTCGCGAGGACGCGTATGATTTGCAATTGACACGCTTGTCTCGACGTCAAGTTGAACGGCGTGCTCGTGAAGACGAGTCTAAAGAAACACATTCATACGAGTGCAAGTCTCCTATTCCTGCTCCCGAGCGGGAGTTGATGCGCACCTGTATTGAATCCAAGACCCCAGTCATTGTTGAGTACGTTCCTCAAAGATTCGTATTCACACCTCAGCTTCCTACTATTGAGGAGGTAACTGAGGACGATGGCCGTTCGCGGACATCGTTGGTTGGAGTTGAGGAAAATGGAGTGATTACCCTAAGTAATTAGTTGGGCCGCCTGAAAGGGCGGCCCACTGGCAGACCAGCTTGCCAAAAATCAGTTGGTTGTTGATTCGATACACTCGTTGCAGGCAGTCTGGTGATCCAGCTGGCAGCATTGTCTGTGGGTTGCTTACCTGAGTGAAGCCTAAGCATAATGGCGTCTTGTCACGGTAGCTAGCGATTGTCGAGCGGCCTCTTAGTAATGCCGTGAGGTGTCGTTGGTTCAACGTGTGTGATGATCATGGCCTTGCACTAGAGCCTGAACATCCAAGATTCAGTACACATACCCCTGTTTATGAGCAGTTGGCGGCGTAATCCGCTACCGGGTCCTAAATATATAGTCCGGGATACAACTATTGAGTGGCGGAGATCCACTATAATAACCAAAATGGTGCGGCGAAGCACCTTAAAAAGAACGCATTTTAATAAAGCCGAAAGGCCCAGTTGGCCGTAATGTTGGAGTGTTTGGTTTGTTGCAACGTGAGATTGCATTAAAGTGCTCTGTAGGGGCGCAAACCTTAAGTTAGTAGAGATCGCTGGTTCGACCAATCTTGAAAACGCTTGCCAACGCTGGAAGGCCCCCACCTACTGCGAAGGTGCTGGGAATCACTGGAGATGTGGGTGGTTAGTCGCTTGGATTTGAGTTTACCTCAATGGATGAGTTCTTTTGCCAAGTGGCCCTCAGTAGTGCTGTGTTGTTGATGCTTATGTCGTGGCGTGTTGCGGGTGATTCACAAGTGAAAGGTGTGACGAAGCCCTAAGTTGACTAACTTGTCTTAAAAGTTTCCTGGTGGGTGTGGTATAAGATGGAAATGCCAAAAGCGCCAATCCCACACTTGGTCTTAAAAGCTCGAAGGCCGTCCCTTAGACAAGGCGGAGTCCGGCCAGGGAAAGTTAGTGTAAATCGACATCGCTTAGTTGCTGCAAGTAATGCGTGGTCATTCAATCCGCAAACGTAAATAGAGTGGTGGCTCCCTCCCCC